GGGCCAGCGCCACGGTTCTCAAAGCTACCGAGAATACGGCCGAACCGGAAGGCAAAGCCAACGAGTTTTTGGTGGCGGTTAAGGATGCCTTGACCTATATTTCGCCGCACGAGGATGACATGATGACTGGTCTTGACCAACGTGCAGTTGAACTGGCGCAGCACAATTTTAGGCTCCGCAATTGGGGGATGAAGTCGGCTAAATGGGTGGCAGTGGCAGCGATCGTGTCGGTTGTTCTGTTCAAGCTACTCATGACGCACGGTTTTGTCAACCTATTTGACGGTTGGCTGTATGTGCTGATGTCAGTGTTAGGTGCCACCGCTGGTGGTGCCGCCATGACCATCATTGTGGTGTCCTTTGCGATCATGTTTGGTGTCACTGATGTGCGCCAGATCGCCTTCTCTTATCGACTCCCAACTCATCGATTGTTTTGGACTTATGTGATACTGCTGATGTTGATGACTACAGCAGTAGCCCAAGACCAACATGCGAGAGACGCTGGTTTTTGCGATTATCGTGAAGACTGCGGCTCCATGCATTGGTTGAGGCACATGGAATGTCCAACACAATACCCTGCCTACCACTCAACCCAAGGGTTGAAAGAGGTGGACCGAGGAGCAAAATATCAAGTTAATGAAGTCCACGACCACCGCATGAGCGCTGGGCCCACTGTTTTTGGTGGTGCTTCAATTGAAGCACCCGTGAGTGTGCCGGCAGCGTGTCAATGCAATGAGGTTGTGGCACTAACTAATCGCGCCCTGTTGGCTGTGCCCGGGTGCGTCGTTGGTGCTTGGGACGAGGCATTTGACTTGTTTGAGAGGTACTACAAAAGCGCCGCTATTCGCGTTGGCCAGACTTTCCCGATTGATATTATAGCGTGGGAAGACTGGCTGCACCGAGAGGGGTATGGTGCTGCATTCCGTGCGAAGATGCGGCTGGCCAAAGATTCATTGCAGGATTTTAAGCTGGCAGCCAAGGACTATTACCGCAACTTTTTTGTTAAAATTGAGAAATGGGTGAAAGATGCTGAATATGCCCCAAGGGCAATTCAAGGCATGTCCGATCGTCTGCAAGCGACGATTGGCCCATTTTTCTACTCTCTGTCCAAAGTTCACAATAAGGTATTGGGTGTGGAATCACCAATTTGTTATGGACCAGGTTTGACAGCCGAACAAATTGGGGCATGGATACAAGAGTGGAGTGAAATCTACCCGAACTACTATGCCGCCGACGCCGTCCGTTTTGATGCTCATTTGAAGCGACCTGCTTTTGAGCGCATTAACAAATTCTATAAATCCGTTGTTTTGGCCCCACGTAGGGTGACCGATGCTGTCGATCGCAAGATTGACAAGATTGGTTACACTCGTTTTGGGATACGGTATGAAGTTGCGGGCACACGTGCGTCTGGTGATTCTGACACTACGGAAGGAAATACTGGTTTCACAATTGCATCAACCAATGCTGCGCTGATCAAGCAAGGTTTCCAAGGCCCGGGGATCGATTATGCTTTGATAGCCGCAGGTGATGACCAGTTGTTTTTCACTTCCCGGCCAATTGATGAGGGTTTGTACCACCAATATCAGCTAGGGTTGGGGCTCGAAATAGAGCTCATCCCAGGCAAGCACTTGTATCAAATAGATTTTTTGAGTGCACTCGCGTATCCGTCGCAAGACGGGGTTGTAATGGGGCCGAAGATTGGTCGCCTTTTGGCGCGTCTTGGTACGGCTACCACACCGCAACAAGATTATGCTGAGTATATGTACTCTGTCGCTCACGGGCTCTTTAATTTGACTCATCATGTGCCAATTTTGCGCACCCTGATTTGGAAGATGATGTCATTGGGAACCGAGAACGACAAGATCGAGTTTGAACATTTCAAAATGAACGCCACTGCAGCCCATGGGATACACAGTGATGTTTATGGATTTGTGTGTGATAGGTACAACGTCAGTCTTTCAGTAATTGACGAGATTGAATCTGAGATCGCCGGTATTTGGGTGTTTCCACATGTTTGGGAACACCCGTCGATCATTGATATGATTAAAACCGATGGTTGATGAGCCTCATCTTTAAAACGTAGCCCACCGCGGGGGAATATAAGTAGCGGTGTCACCTAGATAAGCGTAGGTGCGTAGGCGAGCTAGGTCATTTATTTGGCCGGGCCAAAGAATATTCAAATGAACGCTGAGTCACAAGTAGTAGACTCAAATCAGCGTGCTGCAATGCGTGCAAACAACAGGGCAACACACCTCGCAACGACTGGAACCCACCATATGGAACAGTTGACAGGCGAGCGTGTTGCACGGGTGTCACCGAAGGAGCAGAGCAAGAAGCGCAAGAAGAAGAAGAAAATCGCTCAAGTGACGATGGATCTCACTGGCAACGACCTTCTGAATGTGCCACAACTGCTCAAACTCATGCACCCCGACCTGCGGGATTATTTGCACACGTTAGCGGACCCATGGCGTGACATGCGAGTGTTTTGCCCAGTCAACTACAACCCCGTGCCGAGCTTTGTGACGCAATACGCTCGCACGACTTGTCAGTTGATCAGCAAGACAATAGCCGCGAGTACAGCGACGAACCTGATCTTGTTCCCTGGCCACTCCACACTGGCCGTGCAGCAAGCAGCCAACTTTGCAGGTTCGTTGACCATGGACGTGAGCGACTTCGATGAGGTTGCATACCACGAGCCCGTCAACACATTTAGCG